CATCTGGGCTACCTTGATATACACCTTGTTGATGATCGGTTTAAAGCTGTATCAGATATACAAAGAAGTTAAGAAGTAAGCCATTGAACCAACCCTCATCTTTGCTGGATGCAAACTTGCCTATGAAGGAATCAAGTCGGCAATTGAAGCGTATCAGGACATCAAGAAGACTGGCGGTGAGGTTGCAGGTATTGCTGGTGAGGTCGGTGGGTTACTCTCGAAATTCTTTCACGGTCAAAGTCAGCTAGAAGAAGATTACAAGAAGAAGCAAGAAGAGACCAAAGAATTAGCCAAGCAGGGCAAGGTTAAGAATGTAACCATGCAGGCTATCGACAACGTAATGCACGTTCGTCAGATCAGGCAGTATTACAAAGACTTAGAGCATATGGTTAGATACGAGTTGGGTATGCCTGACTTGTGGGTTGAAATACAAGCAGAGCGCGACAAACTGATCGAAGAGGCCAAAGCAATAACCAAACTACAACAAGAAGCTGAGAGACAAGCAGAGTTAAAGAGGCAAGAGAAGCTTAGAAGGATCAAAGAGAAAGTACATATATATATAGCAATACTGATTGCAATGGTTTATGTGTACATTTCTGTTTGGTCTTTAAATTGGTTGATTGAGTATGACAGGGATTGGCGATGGGGATACTAATATGGGAGATTGCTGTTATGGTAGTTGTCACCATACTTATCGCTGTGGTGGTAATTGGTGCGTCTTGGTTTGTGCGTGAGCATGACAAACGTGCTGATTACTATAAGAAACAAGCTGAAATTTGTTGGAGAAATAAATGAATGAACTATTTGGATTACTCAAGGGCATCGCGCCCACGTTGGCAACTGCTGTTGCTGGTCCTCTGGGTGGGATGGCGGTGTCCGCTCTGGCTACTAAATTTGGTGTTGCCGATTCTGTCGAGTCCGTTGCAAAAGCGATTGCTGGCGACCCTCAGGCGGCTCAAAAGATTGCAGAAGTCGAATTAGAGTATGCAAAGTTGGATGCTGCTGACCGTGATTCTGCCCGTAAGAATGAAGCAGCCCTAGCGACAAGCGAGAACACCCCTCTGCTCAACAAGTCAGTAACACCCATTCTAGCGTTGGTGGTGGTGATTGCATGGGGTTTGATCCAGTATCACCTGCTGACCCACGTAGTGCCTACAGAGATGCGTGAAATCATTATCCGTGTGCTAGGTACATTGGATGGTGCATTGGTTATGGTTTTGTCTTACTACTTTGGCGCAAGCCATAAACACTAATATGTTGTTATCACCACACTTTTCTCTTGAAGAACTTACGCATACTGACCACAGGGAGTATGACAATACACCTAACAGTTCTGAGATAAACAACCTCAAACGTGTTGCAGATTTGTTAGAAAAAGTTAAGACATTGCTTGATGGAAAACCTATTATGGTTAACAGTGCCTTTAGGTCTGCTGAAGTAAATGCAGCAGTGGGCAGTAAGGATACAAGCCAACACCGTGTAGGTTGCGCTGCCGACATACGAGTGCCAGGTTTAACTCCTGACGAAGTAGTCAAAGCTATCATTGCCTCAGGCATTAAATATGATCAGTTGATTAGAGAGTTCTGTACACCAGAAGGTGGTGGCTGGACGCATATATCTGTACCCAATAATCCATTTGGTACACCACGCAATCAAACATTAATTATTGACAAACAGGGCACTAGACCTTATTCATAAATAAGTCATATAACCTTTGTCTAATACGCACTATGAAAATACAGCGAGTAGATACGCGGCTCGACTCTGTGCAAACGAGATTGTCGGTACTTCAAAAGAAGTGCCTACCTTCTGACAAACTTTATGACACAAATCATGGCTATTGGTGGATTGCTACTAAGGATGGTGTGGATTGTGGTTTCGCAGGTCTTGTTTATTCTTCTCGCTGGGCTGATTGCGGCTACCTTGTACGTTGTGGCGTTCTTCCTAATTATCGTGGACAAGGGTTACAGAAAAAGTTTATTCGGTTGCGCATCCGACAAGCAAAAGCTCTCAAAATGAACTGGGTTATTACAAGTACGTACGACAACCCCGCTTCAGCAAATTCTCTTATTGCGTGTGGCTTCAAGATGTTTGATCCAACTAAACCTTGGATGGCAGCACACACGTCTTATTGGCGATTAAAACTGGAGTAGTGATGACAGCCCCTAATATTTCTGATGCTGAGTTTATTGAACTGTGGAAGACACATAAATCTGCCGCCGCTATACATAAACTTATAGGGGGTAATATAAGAACCCTTCAGAGGCGTAGAGCCAATTTAGAGACAAAATATGGTCTCTTATTAGAAGCCAAGAACCCACAAGGTAGACCTGAAAGATCACAATCAGCCTATGAGCGCAAACAACTAGGTATATTAAACGGGACGGTTATAGTTTTTAGTGACGCGCACTTCTGGCCTGGCATTCGCACCACAGCCTTTAACGGTCTTTTATGGGCGATTAAGGAGTTTAAGCCATCAGCAGTGATATGTAATGGGGATGCTTTGGATGGGGCATCAATTTCTCGCCACCCCCCATCAGGTGTGTCAGGCAAAGAACCATCTGTTATTGAGGAACTTAAAGCTTGTAAGGAAGCCCTTGGAGAAGTCGAGGAAACAGCCAAGGAAGCCCGCCACAACGTCAGACTAGTCTATACATGGGGTAACCACGATGCGCGGTTTAACGCCCGTCTAGCAACCAATGCTCCACAGTTTGCCGAAACCTTTGGGTTTAAATTAGAAGACCATTTCCCAACTTGGGAGTTCTGTATGACATGCTGGGCTACGGATGATGTAGTTATTAAACATAGGTATAAAGGTGGTGTTCATGCAACGCACAATAACACTGCAACAGCAGGAAAAAGTATTGTTACTGGACATTTGCACAGCCTAAAAGTAACACCTTATGCTGACTATAATGGTAACAGATTTGGGGTAGATACAGGTACACTTGCTGAACCATATGGCCCCCAGTTTAGTTACGGGGAAGACAATCCCTTAAACCATAGGTCAGGTTTCGCAATTCTGACATTTAAGGATGGGAGACTTCTCTGGCCTGAACTGGTCCATAAGTGGGACGATGGGCGGGTAGAGTTTAGAGGTCAAATCATCAACGTTTAAAGGATTTTTATGTATAAAGTCGAGATCGAATTAGGTGGCTGGGGCGAAACCATCACTATTGAAACCAGTGATTTTTCTAAAGTTGCTGCACTTTCTGAGTTTATTGAAGTGCAAGAAGCATGTGGCTGGGCTGAAGATGACGAATTAGTCTTTACTGACGAAGACGGCATCACTTACTACTACGACGAAGACCTCGACGAGTGGGTTGAAGTAGAAGAAGAAGACGAAGAAGACGAAGATCAGGAGTAAATTAAAGGCATAGTGTCTTGCACGATCTCTTGAATGCAGGCCAAGGTCTGCTCCATAGGAACATCGTGCTTACGCTGCGATCTTAATAACTCGCTAATTTCAGATAGGGCTATCCACGCATCACCTGCATGGATGGCTCTTTTTGCATCTTCTAGGTCGTCAAACTCTAGAGTAATTTTCATTTGTCCTCCGACAGCATGAAGATTGCTACAAAGGTAGCGACAGTGGCTATCGCTCCAAACATAATCAAGAACACCACCCAAAGAACTGTCTCTAACATATAGCTTGCCACTCCCTTTCTGATCTACCTGAGTTAGACCTAGCGGTTTTACCTGTTAACTCCACCATGCCAAGCTTTTGCATCTCTGGCAATCGTCTCCAGACTTGATCGTTCCGCAGGCCAGAATACTTTGCTATGCCATCTTTTCCTAAGGGGCCATACCTTTTCAGGCAGGCATGGATAACTTCCATATGGCCTTTTGTTACATCAGCGATGCTTTCAGCAGCCATATGACTCGTTAATGGATCAAGGACCCGCGCTCTAAAAAATTCAAATAGTTTCATTTGTTCCTCACTACTCTGCGAAATTTCCTGTCTTCGTGCATCCAAAAGGCTTGATGACATCTGTTTTCTTCTTTCATGCGTGTTATATAACCAAATTTATCAGTACAGTCCTCACAGATAGAACAAGTTTCCTTGACCAATCGTGCGAGGGCTAACCATTCCATAAATTGCTTTCTAGAGTGAAAGCATAAAGGTTTGAGTTCTTCGTCCATCATCAAAATGGCACGTCATCGTCCATGTCTTGCACAGTTTTGACGGGGGTATTCTGCTTGGCAGCTTTAGCCTTTTCCATCACCACGGAGTTAAATTTCTCGTTGGCATA